AACCGAGCATAAAAGGCTATATAATTGTTATTGATTTTGTAATCAGGATCATTAGTTTCTATTGCGGTTTCGTATCTGATACGACCAATAACTAACCAATGACTTAGATGTTTAGCACCTCTACTAATGGCTATGTTAGTGTACTTTTCAAACTCTTTATATACACTCGGGTTAGCCTTATGAAATGCCCAAAACTCTTGCTTTGTAGTCATATTAACTCCTATCTTATGTTAAATCTAACACCTGATTTGGTGCGTTTAATTGATAATGAATTGTTAAATACTTCTCGTTCATTATCTGCGAGCATGCCTTTAAGTTCGGCTTTGACTTTGTTGTGATTGTCATGCTCTATCTTTGAAGAAATAAATTTCTCCGAAAGTTCTGTGAAATGATTTTCTTTGCTTGCATCTCGTGCAACTAAGTCATCAATAGCAATGCTATCAACAACCTTTAATGTTCTATCGGGTATGTTAGCAATAGGTTCTTCTCCTGATATAACTAACTTCCAAAAGTCTTTTAATATAGGTATCATTCTATGTATCTCAGCTTCATTTCTGCTGATCTTAGAACAAGTCCATTCATTACCTTGGATAACTGAGAAGTACATAGCTTCTAAATCTGCAACGAACATGTATAATTGTAGTTGCGGAGTGTAATATAATACCTGATCTTGAAATGATTTGAATGAGTTTACATGCTTGCATTCAACACCTACATTACTTAGACCACCTGCCTCATTTAGAACAACACCATCAAGCGTACCTTTTAATGATAACCCCTCGTAATCTTTCATGGCTTCTACTTGATAAGCACATTGTTTTTCATACTGTTGCTCAAACCATTTAAGATTAAAAGCTTCTGTTGCTACACCTAATTGTACTCTGAAAATATCAGACAAATCTTTTGGTTGTGTCTTGCCCGTTTTTTCTAGCCATAACTCATGCCAATTACCTTGCATAATTTTGACTGCATCTGAGCCACCAATATAACCCATTCTCCAATGCGATTTTGCACCATTAGAATTAATATAATTTTTGCCTATAGTGTATTGTGATTTTTGTTGTGGTTGTGTCATAAAATATCTCCTATCTATTTATTTATACTGCACTTTTGCAAATGAAAAGTCAATTAAATTTGTAGTTTTTGTGTTATTTTGCATCATTTCGTACAACATTTTACGCTTTTTAAAATGAAACTCGCCCGCCATTCTGTATTCTGCTAGGCTCGGAAACCATGTTTTAGTTTTAGCTATGTGATCTACTGCATAAAGAAATATATCTGCAGGAAAATCACTTAGTCCATCTGCGATTGCTCGTATTCTTAAGGCTACATCAGCGGGCGTTTCTTGTGATGGCTTGACCATAACTAAAGTACATTTATGTAATGCTTGATGCATTTGATCTAAAGGAAGAGTAACCATTGCCAAGCTTATTATTCTATTTGCTTCCTCAATTTTATCATCTGAATTATCGCCTACTAATTTATAAGAATGTAATGAGTAATCTTTATTTAGCTTTTCCTCGTAAGATATTATTGAGTTTAGCGTGATAAGAATTTTGTCCGTTGTATCTTTGGGTGTTTGAGTTGTTAATCTTTCTAGTGCCTTGGATCGTTGACCATTGTTTAGGGTTATTAATTCCATCTGATTGTTCCTTACTATATGTTATTGGTTTGTTAATGGTAGGTTCGGGTGTCTCTCTGACTCTCCCAAGGTGTCTCTCTGATACTACCGAGGTGTCTCTCTGACACTCACGATAGTCTTTGATCTTATATATATTAACTTTGTTTGAACGTTGTTTCCTATCAATGAATTTATTCTTGCATAAGTAATCTATCTTTCTAATTACTGTACTCTTTGATAGGTTTGTTTCTTTGGCTATTGTATCTAATGATGGATAGCAAATTAATTTTTCTTTGTCTGCGTGATGATTAAGAACAAGTAAAACTAATTTTGCCATACCATCTTTAATGTCTGCATTAATAATACCTTGTATATTTTTAAAGCACATTAATTATACTTTCTCTTTTGGTATTAATGTATGACTATAACTATAGCTAAAACCTTTTTCATATGCTTGATCTACTAAGTTATTGTAAGTTTGTTTTAATCTATATTGATGATTGAATTGTTTAATTGTATGCCCATAATCTAAATAGAATTTACGCAGATCATGCATCATAGCTTTAGCTTGTAACAATCCTAAACAACCTTTAAAAAGATTATTGTTTTTATCTATTGGTAACATGTCCATCATTGGGAATGTATAATGATCTGTATAACTTCCATCCTCAGGCTCATAAACTTGAATTGTCCAAGAATTAACTTTCATTAGCTTTTCTCCCAAGTATTTTCTATTTGACTACTCATTTGTTCTATTTGTGTTACATCTAAATATTCTCCACAACACCATTTATCTCTAGCTTCATCATCTGAATTAGCTTCTATCGTAAATTCCTCAACTAATATTGAAGAAGTTTTAACTATAAATGTTTTCATTAGCTGACCTCTTTATGTTTTGTTAGTTGTTTAACTTCATCTTCTGTTAATACTCCATGATGTTTTGCTAAATTATCTAAAGTTTGTTGACCATCTGAAGACATGCGGTCGTATTCCCAATAAAGTTCTACAATTAATTCTGTTGTTTTACTCATCAGCTTACCTCCTGATAATCTTGTGATCTATGTAATGATATTTCATTTTGAAATTCTGCTAACAATTCTTCTGCATATTCTTTGAATGATATACCAAACTTATCAACTACTTTTTTAATAACTTGATCGTTTGTGTAGTCTTGAAGTTGTTCTCCTATAAATTGTTCAACCTCAATTAATATATTGTTTTGATAATTTGCCATTTAATTAACTCCATAATGTTCTAACATTGAAACTTCCCAACACTCCGCCCAATGTTTATTAACTGCATTTAATAAGAATTCCTTGTCAATATCTGGTCGTAATGTATGCACTAACTCAGCTATCGATTGAGCATTAGTTGGCTCGGGGCATTCCCGAGCGATTGCTCGGGCGTATAAATCTATGATGGAAGTATTCATTTACGCTACCTCCTGCATCTGATTAGTATAATATAGTAAATAATCTGTTGCTTTTTGTGCTAAACTAAAAGCTTTCATCATTGCTTTTTTATCTTGCTTTAAAATCTCAAGCCATGAATTAAGATACTTTGCATTATCTATGGATGGTTTGTTATTTACTTTTAATATTGCACATAAAAAAGAAGCGGAAGTTTCTGCAACTAATTCTTCAAAGGCGTATGCATTAGAACCAAACCTACTTATTAACTTTCTATCTAGTCTTTTTTCATGTCCTGACCAATGACTTAACTCATGCATTAATGTTGAATAGTAAGCTTGTTTGGCGTTTGTTGTTTCTGTTCCTTTAAAGTCTTCTTTGTTTGGCATTTGTATAAAGTCAAGCTTTGGAGAATAAAACGCTTTGTCTCCTCCATGTTTAACAATTGCTTGTGAGTTGTTAACTAATGTTTCAGCTTTTATGTGGTTGAATGTTGCAGGTTTTTCTTCTGTGTTTGGCACTTCATAACCATCTACTTGCTCAGCATTAAAAACGCTAAAACCTTTTATCATTGGGATAAACTTATCTTTGTTTGTTGTCTTGTCTTCAATCTTCAGCTTATCAAAGTAAACTATATCTGTTCCTTTACTTCCTTTTTTTACTTGATAGCCTGCATCCTGCCATTGTTTATACGTTCCCCATTCATTGCAAGAAAAGCCTTTTGCATAAGCTGAAATAGCAGTACAAAAAACATTAGTACCTTGATATAATTTATTACTGAATTTGTTCTTATGTCCTGACATTGCTGAGCCTTGCCAAGGTTTTGTCCAACCTGCTCCATGCTCCTGCATTAATTCAATAACTTGATTTGTTAAGATTTGATATCTATCTTTTGGTTGTTTGTTTTTCATAACTTTGTTTTCCTATCGTAATTAATATTTAAAGTTGTGGTAGTGAAACAATCACTATATTCATTATGCACTATTGCAGTATCAATGCAACTATTATTTTATCTTTTTGTGCTTTTTTTATCATATTTATGTTGTTTCTTTATTGTTCAGCTTGTCATTATTTCTAACTGTTTTCTTGTATTTGCCGGGGCAAAAATGAAAGTCGCTTTTGAACTGTTGGGGGTTCAACGCTCCTAACATTTTTGGGAATCTTGTAAAGCAAGTCTAGGATGACTTGCTTTGCTTTGTGGGTGGTGCAACGCTCCTGCTTATGCACGAACTAACTGACCATTTGTGCGTTGACAGTCTCCATATTTCGGGCGAGAAAAGGGGGGAAAGAAAGGGGGGTTTATGCTACCTCAGGAAAGAAAGATAACTAAGAAACAAATGTTGCTAGTTGATACACTCGTAGCATCAGGTTGTACGATAAAAGAAGCGAGCCAATCGGCAGGATATGCAGATGGTGAGAGTGGCAGAGTAACGGCTAGCAAGGCTTTGAGACTACCTCACGTTCAGCAATATATGATGACTCGTATACACGAGACTGTAGGTTTAAACGCTACGACCGCATTAGCAACGGTGATGAAGCTTGCAAGTGGAGCTAAGTCGGAGTACGTGAAACTAGAAGCGAGCAAAGACATACTAGACCGAGCAGGCTTCAAAGCTCCAGACAAGCACATGCATTTACACAGTGGCGATCTACGCGTGCAAATTGACTTGAGTTAGGGTGGGGGGTAAAAAACCGTGATACGGCAACGTGGACAATCTCCCATACAAACATAATTCTGCCACAAAGCTTTTGCATTATTGCAGTATCTAACAAGGAGAGAGATATGGCTAATTCTGGTATTGCGTGGATAGACTATGCATTTGATTGGTGTGTGATATTACTAATCAATGTAGCGAATATGATTGGTATAACTTATGAGGAAATCAATGTTTGGTTATTCTGCATTATTCTACCAATAGTTTTACTGATTTTATTTTTTGAGGTTATAAGGCTCAGACTAATCGTTTGTGCGTTGAGGTAATTTAAAAAGCATCACATATTGTTGGGATGTTAAAGGAATATCAAAGCGTATATTTAAAAGCTGTATTTAATAGTTTAGTTCCTGAGTTTATGGATAAGGATAACTTTGGTGATGATGATGTCTCTCCAGAGTTAAAGGGTTTCTTACGTGGTGTATTGGATCATTATTATAAGGATGATGGTGTTACTGCACAGCGATTAAAAGAGAACGCCAACGATCCAGAGATTGTTCAAGGCTTAAGAAACAATCAAGTAAACTACTCCATGATAAATAAATTATACAACCTTGAAAGTTATTTTAAGGATGAGAAGTATGATGGTCCTGCGACTGATGTAAAGATGATCTTGGGAACATTTAAGGTTGATAGGATGGATGGCGGTGGCTATCGCATTACTGACAAGTATGACTTTGCAAACAACGCCAACTACTTTCAAGAGAACATGCCGGGTATGGCAAGCTTCTTAGAAGAGCAGGGCGTTGACATTGATAATAGTTTTTTACAAGTGTTAGGTGGTGGTGTTGAATCTATTAAGCAAGGTAGTGAATACCCAATCTCAAGATCGATAGCTGAGTACTTAATGCCAGATAAAGGTGATGGTAAGAACACTTTGTTGGTGGACTTTACTGTTCCTGCAGAAGACAAGGTTGAGGAATTGATGTTACCAGAGCCAAGACCTGATTTAGAATTAGCTAATGCAGACGATTATAAATTCCCAAACTTACCTTTTACGGAAGAAAGAAAAGGAATGTTTGATCAGTTTATGAGTTTTATATTTCCACCTGCTCAAGCATCTACACTTGATACTCCTAATGTTGAGCAACCAACTCCAAGACCTGAGGGTTTAATGCAATGAGTTCTCCTGCATGGACACGCAAAGAGGGAAAGAATCCCAAGGGTGGATTAAACGCAAAGGGTCGTGCTTCATATAAAGGTGGTACATTAAAAGCACCCGTAAAGAGTGGAGACAATCCAAG